TTACAGATAACTTAACACCCCAAGCCAAATCTGAATCAGCTTCTTCAGTTGATGTTGCAATTAATCTACTAATGCTCTTTACATAGTCTAAAGGTAAAGCTTGCGCACTATTTAAAGTTGTTAGTGCACTATTACTGCTATCTGTAAATACTCTCTTTTCGTTTAAATCAGACTGTTCTACAAAGTTACCAGTAATACCAGAAGTTCTTAGATGAGAATGTCCTTGGAAACCAGCTGGCAAAGAATCAACAGGAATAAGTCCTTGTTTAACTTCGTCAGAAAGCTCGATTCTTACATAGCTGTTCTTAAGCGCATAAGAACCTTTAGTCTTGAGTCTTTGCTTATCAGAATCTAAATCAAAGTCATAATATGTATGCTCATCACCAATTAAACGTCCAATAAAGTTAGGACTGTTAGGATTAAGGTCAGCCTTCTTCCAAGAAATTAAAATCTCTCCTCTAACAGGATCAGAGTCAAACTTCTCTAAAGAAAGAGTAAACGTACCGTAATCATTAGCACCATTATATCTTAAGTCACTAATTAACAATCTAAATTGCGTATTACCAACTTCACCATCATCTAATGAATAAAGTCTAAATAGCTTTTTAGCACCACCTGCAGCTGCTGTTGCTGGTCTTGCTACTGTATTAGAACTTACACTTGTAAATTGAGATACAATCCACGGAGTCTTTGCAGTTTGGAATCTTTGCTCAAAGCTATCATAGTCAGGCAAATCTGCAGCACCATCTCCAGCTCCTGCCATTACAAAGCCAATCATATTAGCATAGTTGCCAGATGAAAGTAAACTTCCTGCATGTAGTAAATTATCACTTGATGGTACTGCTACATTAGAATCAATATCCCAATGTGCATACAAGTAGTGACCTTTTTCTTCAATCTTTGTAGGATCTGTATTTAAAACTTTTGCAAAATATGAATCATCATCTGGATCAAAAGAGCATTTAATAACAGATGATTCTTCTAAATTAGTAAATCCATTTAGAAGTAAATCAAAAGACTGCGAAGAATCAACTTCTCCTACAAGATAACCTGCAAGGTTATTAGCGTCATTGCTGCCAAAAGTTTTTCCATGAATCTCTAAATTTCTAAGATTTGTATCAGAAGTAGACTTACTAAAAGTTGCTAGAGAGTTATTAACTTGCATAGAAGGTTTAACACCTTGTGGCATCATTAAAACACCACGAATAATTGGTGAAGCACCTCCACCGCCGCCTGCAAAAGAAATTGTTTGAGGCCCAAATCTACCGGTCTTATTTTCAGTTCCTGTAACAGATACATTACTGTTTAATTTAAAAACAAAGTCTCTATCTTGAACAAAACCTTGTGCTTGTGTTCTTTTAATTTCTACAGTATTATCAGCTGCATTTACTAAAACTGTATATTTGTCTTTTACATCACTAACTTCAATTGCACTTTGTATTCTTGCTAAAAGAATATCAAGATTAGCATTTAACTCAATTTGAACTTTACTATTAGATTCAGTACCATTTACTGAACCTGGTTGAGCATTTTCTGCTACAAATATAAAAGTTTTATCTGTTACTACATTAGTAGTCTCTTCTACTGTATTTAAAATAAATTCATTATCAACATCAGGTTGACCCGTTAAAGTTAATGTTACCGTAGAAAGCGAGCCATTACTGCCTAAAACTTCTGTTGTTTCTGCTATAGCACTATCTGTATCTTGAATTTCATTAAATAAGTTAACTTGACCTTCTAAACTGTTTGCTATACTAAAAGTTCCATCGTTATTACCTGTAAAAGTAAGTCCTGTAAAAGTATTATCAGCAACTTTTGTCTGCAACTGAGCAGCAATTTTATCAGCAATAGCAGGAAAATCATTTTGAATAGTAAATACGCCTATATAAAAATCAATAGTTTTTCCATTTACTTGAGATGCACCATCTACAGTTATTCCATCATCATTTCCTAAAGTTAATCTAATATGCTTTTCTATACCTAGTGAATCTGTTATTGAAAAACTACATAATCCATCTGCTTGTGGTACAGCTGATACTGTGACTACAGAAGAAGAATTAGTTGCTCCTGAAAGTGTTGACGTTACAGTTTGAGATGTTAAACTATTTTTTATAGTTGTAGTTCCGTTATCTATTGTAAGAACATCGGTAGCTGCTGTTAGTGTTGATGTTGCTACTGTATTAGAAGAAACTCCATCTTCTCTTTGTCTTACTTCTATAACACCTGCTACTAGAGATGTTTCAAAATAAAAATTAGGATTATGTGCAGCGTTGTCAAAGTTATGTCCAGTTCCATCAGCTATTTTACCTTGTAATGCATTTACTAGACGTGCTTCTAAGTTAGCTCCATCATTGTCTTGTGCACCCAATGCTATTGTACCGTCACCGTGTACAACGAGATCATCCGCTGTGTTAATTGTAATAACAAAAGTTTTCTGAGTAGAATCAGCTGCTCTTCCAATCAAAGTAAGAGTAGTGCCATTTGTAGGAATACCTGTAAAGTTTAGTTTTAAGAGACCTCTAGTTAGATCTGTTTGAATACCAGCATCTTGTAGAAAAGAACTACCTGAAGCATCTTTCATAAAACAACCTAAGAAATGAGTTTTTGCTGCAGCTGATGCGTTAGATCTATTTGTTATAGTAGCATGTGGATTTTGTGATACTTTACCTGCACTATTACTTCCGCTTCTTGCTTGAACTAATTCTTGTCCAACAACAAAGCCAGATTCTGGAACTTTTCCTAAAGAAGCATCATCTGTTCCTGTAATAGCTTTGGTTCCATCACCAACACCTAGAACACGAAGAAATGTTCCTGCTTGTGCAGATTTCATCCATTCATTAAGTGCGAGAGGGCCAGGAAGATTTGAATTTGAATCTTTTCCAACTTCTAGCATGCTACCAAAGACTTCGTTAAACTGCTGCATATTGGCAAATGTTCGCGGGACAAAGGCTGGACCTTTTCTCGCGGTACCAACAACAGCAGCTGGAACACCTTGAGGCGATTGCTGTGGGTTTCTTACTTGTGATAAGTCTATTTCGCGCAATGTAACTCGCGCTGAGCCTTGTCCAGCCATATTATATTTACTCCTATTAAATTTCTTTTAATTTATTAATAACTATTCTTAAGATGGGAATTCCACACCGCTATTAGTAATAATGAAGTCCATTGCAATAAATTCAACAGCTCTTGTCGGCACAACAATAATACGACCATTAAGTCTATTGTTATCTACATCTTCTGCTGAATTGTTTGTTTCATCCATAACTACGCGGAAATCTTCAATTCCTTGTTTAACTCTAACGTCAGCCAAAACTGCTGATGTTTGTGCTACAAATCGATTACGTGTTGCTGCGTCGTTTTGCTCGAAAAGCAAACCTTGAGCTATCTTTTGGATTCTTCGTTTAATGTTAATCATAAGTCTTCTAACATTAACACGATCCAATGCTGTACGTGCAATCTGAGTTGTCTTTTGTCCAAAGATGACAAATTGATTATTAGGGAAATTAGCAATCGGATTAATGCTTGCTTCATATAAAGCATCACGATCTGCTGCATTTAATCTAATATCTAAAGATTCAACACGATCAAGTGACCCTCTAGAGAAACCAGCAGGTGCAAACCATGGCTGATTCAATCGGTCAGTTCTTGCCAATGCACCTAATGCCACTACGGAAGATGGAACACGCTTGCGACGCTGATTTGTTGCTTTTGCGTTCTCATCATCACCACTGTCTCTAATCATTACGTCCGGGAAATATGATGCAACATATGATGAATCAACTTCTCTTACAATAAATCTAGATGATGTCTCATCAACATCAGCAACACCACTTGCAACACCACGTGAATCAACAAAGATACGAGTTCCTGCTGATGTATAATGTGCAATATCCATCAAGTAAATAGCTTTTCCGTAATCTTTAACTCTACGCGCAGCAAAGTCTGAAATTAAAGAATCTCTAATTCCTGGTACTACCAAAACATTATGATCTACTACCATCTCATCAGTCATAAGACGTACAGCATTTCTATAAGAAATAACTGAATTAGTATTTAATCCAGATGTCTCTGCTAAACCACCAGACTCTGTTGATGTAGACTTATCTGTTAAGAAGAACTTATCTCTATCTAAAATGTCTAAACCATCAAACCCGCCATAAAAAGGAGCTGTAAACTTAGCCATTGAACTCCATTTATTAAACTTAGCAGGATCTTTTGCTAATAACTGTGCCATTGAAGCACGAGTAACATGTGTACCATCAGTATCTTCTTGAGATAACGGGTCATTTGCATCAGAATCTGCGTTCATTATAATTTGATGTGCAATTGAATCATAAAAATCACTGTCAGCATCAGCGTTTCTAACGTAAACTGCTTCTAAGAAAGCATCATAAACTGATCCTGAAACGTTTGCAATTTCAGCCTCAGGAAATGCAACCTTTGCGAGAGAAAACTTATTGTTATTAAACTTATCAGCATCAACTCCACTAAACTTGACTTCAGAAGCTTTTCCTAGATATTTTGTTAAGCTTTTAACAAGTGGATTAAAGTCTAAAGAACCTGCATCATTTGGTTTATCAATCGACTTAACTCTTGATGTATGAAGTCCCCAATAGAGTGAAGTCTTAACACTTTCACGAGATTTCTTTTCACCAGAAGCTATAACTTGACCAAAGAATGTTTGAAAAAACGTTTCATCGCTACCGCTAGCTTGCATCATACTACCTTTAGTAACCTTAGATCTAAAAGGAAGTGGAGGAAGAATAGAGCTTCCAATTGAATTATTAGCTCCAGTAACATCAACGATTTGACCAATTAAAAGATTATTTGCACCATCTCCTCTCCCGTCCAAACCGTTTGTTGTTGTCTTAAGTGCAGGAATTCCTCTAAATCCAAAAGGTAAAGCACCTTCTGGAATTTCTCTACGAGAAACTGCATCTGACATGACGACACGAATTCTAGTTGATCGACTAGCAAATGTTCCTTCTCTCACCAATCTCTTTTCATCATCTGAATCAACATCTAAAGATAAAGAAACTTTTTGATCACCAATTAATCTAGCAATATAGTTTGTTGAATCTGGATTTAATGTACAACGAGGATATGACTCAAGAATGATTGGTGCATCATCTGTATCATCAATCTTACGAAGTTGAACTGTAAATGATCCAAACTTATTGTTTTTCTCTGTTGATGCTCTAAGATCAGCAATAGAAATCTTATAATCTCCACTTGCATATGAACCATCGTCTAATGATTCAAAGTGAAACAGATCATACTCAGCAGTACCAAAAGGTTGAGAAATAAATGATGTTGTTCTTGGCGCTTCAAATCGAGCTTCAAAATTACCGTAATGCTTTAGAAATGAAGTATTATCACCTTTTCCTCTTACAATAGCAACACCATCATTTATTCCTCCAGAAAGCTTAGTAGATGCTAAGACATCATCTACGGGAAAGTCTGCATAAAGTAAGTGCTTCTTATCAGAAAAAGCAAATTGATCTGTATTTAAAACTTTTGAAATATATTGATCTTCAGATGGATCTAATGAAACTGTAAATCTACTTACAATAGTGTCACCTGCTAAACTTGTATTATCTGAAGCAACAATTACAATATCAAAAAGACCATCATCAGCTCTGAGATTTGCTTTGTCGTCAGTAAGATGATTAGTCTCACCCACTCCAGTTACAGTCATTGTATGATTGCCAGCTAAAAAGATCATTGCTCTTACTAATTGAACAGTGTCTGTTACATCATCAATAGCCTGACCATCTAAATCTCTATCAGCACCTGTTACTTTGTGAGAATCGTTGTCGTTAAAAATACCGTAAGTAATATGTTCTGCATCATTGATTTCATGTTGTGCGACAAGAAACTGTACAGCGCCTTTTGCACTGTTTACCTTGTCAGTAAAGGGTGTACCTGTTACTTTAAACCCTGCATACTGATATGATCCATCTTGATTTGAAGAGCCAGTTCCTAAAACTCTACAGAATGTTGCAGCTTTTCCGCCTTCTGCAAAGAATTCAGAAACTGCGTGGGCTGCAGACGTATCTTGATCTGGCATTCCAAATTCTTTAATGAATTCATCTACGCTAGTTACAGTTTTTGGTACGAAAGCTTGTCCTTTTTTCGCAGGACCAATTACACCTACGGGTGTAGCTGTATTTCGAGTTAGAGGACGACTAATTACTTCGATCTCTCTTTCGAAAAATCCTGGAGACTTAAATGTCTGTTCAGCCATAATATTTTTCTCCTAAATTTAATTTCTATATAGACTTAATTATTTTCTCAATACTTAATTATTCTTTTGAAGTTGAAACATTGAATAAAACTTCAGCAAATCTTGCGTCATATATAGTCTCACCCTTGCCACCTCCGCTTTTTGCCATTACAGGTATTAGTTCCCCTTCACTATTTCGCAACCATGTTTTTCTCTCTTTTGAATAATCTGTCCCGCGCTCACCAATAGAATCTGCACGATAATTGTCTAAATTTAATCCTGCAGCTAAACCACCACTTGCATCTGCACTTAACAACTCATCTCTATTTAATGCTCCATCAATACCTACACCTTGTGCTGCCGCATAAGAATCTTCTGTCGCTAAATCATCAAAAATATGTGCATTAGGATCTGGATCTACAACTCCTGCAATTTGAGGCTCAATGTCTTGATAGTCTGAAAGTACATCAAATGAAACTTGCGGTGCACTCATAAATGATCTCAAAGCAGTTTTACCACCTAAAATGTTTGGTGCAATAATATAACCAGTTGCATTAACAGTCATATTATATTTAACATATCTTTCAGCATCAGTAAATTCAGCATAATTCGTATCTTGACTAATACTTCCATCAACAAATGCAGAAAATTTATATCCCTTGTCACTTTCTAACTGGAATTGCTGCCCAGGATTAAGTGTGTAAGCATTCATTACTGTTTCCAATAATTTGTTCATCTGTTGAGTAAAAGATGACCAGATTGAAACCTCATAAACGGCACCAAAATATTTTACAGGCGGCATTTCAATTGTTTCAATTATATTCCTGTCTAATCTAGGTTTAAGTGATAAGTCTGGCTCTTGTTCTAAATCTTCTCCATTTACGTTTCTTAACTTTTCATAGTTTTTGTTTTGTCTATGCTCTAAGTCTTTTTCAGATATTCTTTTTGTCACAATATGAGGAAACATTTGATTATTAGCAATACCTTTAGAAGGAACATTTTCTAAAGAACTTCTTGTTATAGAGATAAGTGGAAGGATTAATGCACCATTACGATCAACTATAGGTCTTTTTCTTCTAAGTAAAGCAAAACGCTCACCAGTTGCAAATATAACAGGTACTTTTTTTGTCTCACCATGTAAGTCATAAAACAAAGGCATTTCTTTGTCAAATAAATTAAACATAGCAAGATCTAAATCTTCCAATCCGCATGAAGGAATAATATAGTCTGTATTACCATCACCTTCATATCCTGTCGGTGCATACCTTTTATCGTTATTTATGCTATATTTTGTTGCCATTATTCTTCATCTCCATAAAATGATGAACCTACTCCGTTAGTACTACGCTGCGTCCCATCAGGTGCAACTTTTCTTGGTCCACTAATAGGCTTATCAATAATGCCATCGTCTTGTAAACGTCTAACATCATGATCAGGTATCCCTCTTTGTTGTTCAAAAGTTGTTTGAACTGCATCTGCATCTGAATATTCTTCACCAACAGGTCCTTGAGGTCTCATTGCAATTTGATGCATACGAGTTTGCTTACCATTGACCTTCATAGAAACAATTCTTTCTATTTGACCGTATATTAACTTGTCATATATGATAGATGTTGCTTCGAAAAAATATGATCCATACGAGAAATAATCACCTTCTTTAAAAACTATACTTCTATCTAGTAAGTCTCTGTGATGTAAATAAATTGTAATAGTTTTAATTGTCTCAGTACCAAAATTAGTTGTTCGAACTTCTGAAGGTTGCCATTCTATCATTGCTTCAATTTCAACAGGTGGATTGAAAACTTTTTGTGGTGATTCTTCATATATCTCGTGGACATTTGAAAGGTCTTCACGAATCGTATAATAATATACTTTTTGACCTGCAACGTCTTTGATTAATTCTTTTGTAATATCAGCAAAAAAATCAACTTCTCGTTGTCCAACAAATAACCTTGCCATTTTTAACTCCTATCCTATAATAATTGCTCTACCATTAGGGATTGGTATTCTCTTTAAAATTTGACTCATTGACTCAGACTGAGTTGCATCTGCCTCTAAAAGTTTTTGATATGTTAATTTATCCAGCGTTTCAGATAAAGCCTGTGCTAATTTATCTTTGTCTTCTCTACCTTGACTTACTAAGTCTGAACCATTCATTGAAAGGTCACTTCCAGGAATAGGTACTGTAGAAAATTTAGATCTTATTAACCCTAATGTTTCTTTGCAAAGTGCTAAAGTAAATTGCTTAATCCATTGTCTAGACATAGCATTTATTCCGCTATACTTTATGTTTGAGAAAGGAACATTAGATAAATTAGATACACCTACTATAGATTGATCGTCAAAAGGCAAGTTAGTCTTAAAAGGATCTGCAGGAAAAGAAAACTTAACAAATAAATTCATCGGATTATTCTGTGTAGGTCTAGGAAATATTCTTAAATCTTTTCCTTGTAATCTATAACTATAGTTACTTCTACGCACACGATTTGATATGTCTAATTGTCCTGCACGCAACAAGTCTTCAAAAACAGGCAAAACATAAAAAACAGTTTCAGGTGTAAAAGATTCAAAAGAAAACTGATTGTTTAAGTAATTCACAGCTGAAGTTGTATCAAAGAAACGATATGCAGCTTGAGGAGAAAAGTGAAATACTTCATTTATCTTTATCTTTGTAGGCATTGTGTTTGCAGGTACTGAAGTTTTGAATTTTGGATTAAATACAGACAACTGATCTGCATTACTTGGGTCATACGCTTCCAACTTAAGATTTACATTATTATTATTAATATCTTTTCCGGGTATTATCAAGCTATCATATATATCGTAGTCTTGTGTATCATGCTTAAGCTCTATATAACCTCTTACATAATCTGTAGAGCCACCTACGTTTGCTTCGTTTGCATAAGGTTCAGCTCTTCTTAACAAATACTCAAGCGTCTCTCTTGGAAACTGCTGCTCCTTGCCGTGCGGACCAACTAACTCGTCAACAACAGGACTTGCTGATGTTGTGGGATCACCTGCTTTCGTATTGTGTTTTAAAAATCTTGGGTCTGATGGGTCTTGAAAGCTTAATACAGCATCATCTGCATCAACATACTTACCATCACTATTTTTAACAAATGTATTTAGATGACCGACATCTAAGCCCATAAGATTTGACATATAAGACTCAGCTTGATGTGCGTTTAGTACTTTTGAGAAAACTAACGTTGCATCTTCAAAGTTTGTCCATATTTGTTTATTTGTTAGCTCGACAGACATTATATCGTCTCCAAGCTTTCTCTTTACATATAATATAATTTTTTCTGCATCTGCCTGAAAGTGTAAATCACTATCAAAGACACCAAATGCTGTTGGATTGGTTGTATTTACAAACGAAGCCATAAAAAAAACTCCTATAATCACTCTTTTATTATTAGTAATTATAGGAG